CGAGCTTGTTCTTTAGCAATACCTCGTTCGATAGCTTCTTCGTAGATTAAACGACTATGTTCAACGATGAATTTTTGCTTGGCATCCCACCATGCTTGTAACTCTGCATCGCTAGTGCTGATACTGTTCTGTCTGTTTTTAGTATCTTGGAGTCGTGCTTCTCGCAATACAAACGACAAGTCTTTAGTAGGATCAGCATATCGCTGACTGAATTCTTGAAAGCTGAAGCTACGATGTCTGAGGATTTGTCGTGCAATATCTCGTGTGGTGGTGATTTCAATACAGGCTGACACCATTTCGAGTGGGCTCCAGTGTTGGTGTTTAACCAAGTACTTGATGAGTTTGTCTGATGTTTCGGTGTTAAGTTGATTGCCGGGATTGCTGACACGGGCGCAATACGCAATGAGTTCCTGTGCATCTTCGATGCCAAGATTTGCAAATTTCTGTGTGGGTTGTGAGTAACTGAGTAATTGAACATTCATTATTTATAACTTCTTTTTTCTAAGGAATTGTTGTGTACTTCGCTCTACATCTTTACGAACTCGAACCGAGTCTAATTTGAAGTCTACATTATCTACGCTGTCGTTATAATTTCTCAACATCTCGGAGAGATTTTGTTCAAATTTTTCCCAGCCTTCTTTACGTGTCTGAGCTGTGATTTTTATTTCCCAAGACTTGCCATCTTTAAAATTAACCAAAACGGTATGAAGATACCTTATAGGTAAGACATTTAAATGTACTTCACCGAATACTTCCGGCCAATGAGCTATGACATCCTTGGGAAGATTTCTTCCCGTATCTGTCACTTGGCTTTTTTGGTCGGAACCAACTCCTCGGCTTTGCGGCGCATTTCGGCTGCCTGTTTTGCCAACTTATCGGCTTGACTACGGAAAAACTTTGCTTGACCTTCTGGTGTGGTGTCTTCTGCAACAGTTGCTTCAACAGTAGCAGTTTCTTTCACAGGAGTCGGCGCCGGCATAGCTTCAGCAGTTGTCTTAGCCAATTCCTTAACAGCAGTACTATTGCGTTCTTCAAAGGTAGGAGCAAGTGCTAGATCGTCAACTGCCACTCCGCGTTGTTCTGCAATGATTTGGTTAAGTTCACTAAGTTGAATATTAGTTCCTGGATTCGGAACCATCTCAATACTGCTGGTGCTCATTTTAAGCAATCGTCCATTTTGATGACACCAAACAAGCATGTTCTGGCCATCGCTAAATGTTGAACGCATTAAAACTTCAGCAAACTCGTTAGCGTCTTGAGCTGCCTGACCTTCTACTAAATTAATAATAGAATTATGATATGCATCGGTAAGGGTATCGGTTGGAATTACTAGGCAATTACTTGAGTCACCTGGTAGTGTGCGATATGCTACTAAAACTCGTTGTTTAGTGGATATAACACGGCCGACGTGTTTGAGATCGGCCATATTAAGCTCCTGTAGCTGGTGCGGCTGCTTTTTGTGCTTCTGCTTGTTTAGCTACTGTTTCTAAAAATGTTTCCAATTTAGCATAAGTTTGGCCAACGGCTACCATTTCATTTGGTTTAAATGCACCACGTGAACTAGCGATATCGATGATCACTTTCATTGCTTGAAGATCATTGATAGTTAGATCGTTGTTCTGGGCTGGTTGCTCTGCTGCTGCAGGTGCTTGTTGAGTTACTTCGTCTGACATAATATCTCCTTAATATGTACTAGTATAATTATCAGCTTGCTATATGTGGACAGGCAATCGTGAAGAAACTAAGTTCTTTTTCACTTTCAAAACCAATACGTGTTACATACACTATTGTATTGGTATTATCGAGTGTAATCCACTGTCCTATATAATACCTATTATTTAAATTCTTTCTTATCCACGAGTCGACAGATTTGACTAGATTAGGATTGTATTTGTCTATTGAAGTATATTTGAAATGAGGGCAAGCAACCTCAACCCTGCGTAGATTAAAATAATCTAGAGGATTGGGCTTGCCATTTTTTATAGCCATTACTCTGCCTCTTTAGCAAACTCGTAATAAGCATATTCTCCAAACGGTGGAACAATCTTATCTGTACCGTGAATGATGAATACTGTATCACAGTAGTTTTCATCACCCCAAGAACCCCAAGGGTATCCATCTGTAAACATGATAAACTTCTTAGGCTGGATATCATTTTCCTTCATGTATTCCCAGTTGGCATCAAATTCGGTTCCGCCACCACCCATTGGCTCATAGTTGTCAAACTCGTCAATGTTATATCCATCAAAGTCTGCTTCGTTGTAGACTTTGGTGTCAAAGCACCATACTTTAATCTTAAAGTCTTTGTACTCCTGCATAATACCCTTAATCTCTGTTAAGAAGTCTTTTGCTTGTTCGTCACCGATAGAGCCTGACATGTCAATTGCCACGCAGATATCAATTGTTTCTTGGAATTGTGTGCCTGGCAGGATAGCATTCATGTGCCAGCCCTTTCGGTTAGGACGCATGAAAGAGTAGTCATTCTTGATAGTGCTTTGGATTTGTTGACGCAGAATTTCACGCCAATTCATCTTAGGCTCTGTAAGTTCCTTAATCATGCGTTGCACACTTGCAGGAGTGTTACCAGCACCTGCGGCCTGTGCGGCTTGCATCGTAGCTTCACGGATCTCGTCACGAATCTGTTTTAATTCTTCTTTGGTAAATTTTGGTTGTCCGTCTTTACCATTTTCGCCCCAGTCGATATGATCGTCGAGCAGTTGGCCCAACTGTTTCAATTGCTCTTCGTCCATTTCGTCAAAGATTTTATCGTAGACTTCTTCGGCACCCATACCATAATACTTTTGGTCATGGAAGATTTTGATACCTTCAATTTGGTGATCACCGATTCGATCACGCACCAATTGACCGTTAACACAATAGTCAGCGGCAATATTAAAAATTTGAGGATTACGGCTTTCACGACGGCTCATATGATCAAACACATTGTGTAGAATTTCGTGTGCAATGACAAACTCTACTTGTTTAACCGACAACGGCTCAAAAAACTTACGATTAAAATAGATTGTGCGACCGTCAGTTGCAGCAGTACCCATCCATTCAGAACCTTCTTCAATCTTTAAGCGTGTTGCCATATTGCCAAAGAATGGATGACGAAGTAGCAAACCTACTCGTGCTACAATAATTTTATCGATAATTGGATCTGTATGTGACATGTATGCTCCTTTACTGTATGTATATATTATAACAGGACCCGCAGGTCCTGTCAAATGCTACTGTATTAAATTACTTGCTCTTTTCGGTAGCAGCCGCAATATACTTGCCAAATTTAGCATGGAAAGTGTCAAAACACTTGATCTCATCTGGATCTAACGGCAATTTGTAAGTGCTCAAAGCCAGTTTAGTACCCATGATAACCAATTCTGTTTCGAAGTTATTCATCATAAATTCGAAGAAATGGTTAGTTTGCTCATTCCAATTTTTGGCTTTTTTATCGCAAGCATCCTTCAATTCATAGCACAATGACACAGTTAAGGAATACATGGCACTGATTTCCTTAGTATCCATCTTCTTAACTTTGCCACTCAAAATGTCTGTAGGATTAGGCATTTTGCTAGCGTGTTTACGGTGCGCCATAAACTTAATAGCAAGTCCTTCACCAACCGAACCTGATACCAAATCTGTCAAAGTATCAGAATCGACGTCATCATCTGTAAGCAATTCGCTTACAAAACTCCAAGAACGTGGAGTAGCAAATGCACGTGAGCTAGATTTTGGATCAAAATCGTACAAGTCCTTTTTGCTAAAGCTCAAGAATCCAACAACTTCTTGGTGAACTTTGTTCTCAACTGCCCATTCAAAATAGTCATCCCAGTCAACAGTCATTTCCAAGTGAACGAAACGATTAGCTAACGGAGCAGGCATACGGAAAGTAACACCTTTGTCAGTCTCACGATTGCCAGCGGCAACTAGAACTACATTATCTGGCAAATGGTAAGTGCCTACACGGCGATTCAAAACCAATTGATAAGCTGCTGCCTGTACAGCAGGAGCTGCACTATTCATCTCGTCCAAAAACAAAATAATAGTTTTATGCTGTTTAGCAAATTCTTGACTTGGCAATTCCGATGGAGGTGCCCAACGCATAGTACCATCGTTACTGTCAAAATATGGGATACCTTTAATATCAGTAGGCTCCCACAAGCTCAAACGAACGTCAATAACGTGAGCATCAAGTTCTGCGCCCAACTGTTTAATAATATCTGACTTGCCAATTCCTGGAGGACCCCAAAGGAAGATTGGACGTTTGTTTTTAAAAGCCTTACGCAAAGACTTCTTAGCACCGCTAGGTCCTACTGTGCGACTGACGATTTCTGCCATTTTGTTTCCGATCTAAGTAAAAAAGTGTTGTTACGAATAACGCTGTTTAAGTATGTATTATACCTTAGATCCGTGATTATGTCAACTCGGATCTGCGCTGTTTAATTCTTTTTCCCGCTCATTTATAGCTTTTATTAGTCCAAATTTTCTAATGTCATCACTGAACAACATTAGCTCAAAGCTCTTACGTTCGCTAAACACTGTAATGCTTTGATTGGTTAGATAATATGGGCAGTCTATGTATCTTTCCAAAAAGATTATAGTTTGGGGGCTGAGCTCAATCGGTTCGGTAAATGGAATCTCGTACTCTCTAAGTTCCAATTCTTTTATCAAAAATTCGTAGCCTTGATCGCTCAATCTAAAGGCATTTTGTTTATTGCTTCTGGTGCTTTGCCACCAGGTACGATTGTACAAATTTAGATTTGCCTCGTCAATGCTCTTACCCCATTGTTGCAAAAAAATTTTGGTAAGAACATCACGATTAATCATTTTATGATAGTACCAGAGGTTAGCATAACTACTTGAAAATCTTCTGTGCCAAAAGTGAGATTTAATTTCTTTGCCAAATTATGTGCATGGCCAGGATTTGAGAAAGAAACTTTTTTGTATTTAGGGCCAGGGTAGCTGGTAAGACTGTTGAAAGATTTTAAATTAAAAGGCTCGTTCTTGTAGAATACGGCCCAAATAGCTTCCGCTTCCAGAATTTGTTCTGCTTTATAAGTCTTCTTATTAGTGTGTTCTAATAGTACTTTTGGTCTGGGTCTTGACATGATATGCGTCCTAATAATATACGCATATATTTATCTCTATTTGTCCCCAAACGCTCCGCCATCCATTGTAACAGAAATTATTTCTGTATCGGTAGATGTTTTAAGGTCATTAAACAGCGTTTCGTAGTCTTGCAATAGCTTATCCTGTATCTCTGTCAAGGCTAATACTAGCAGTCTAGCCTTGGCAATATCGATATTTACAGTCTTAACACCACTAAGTTCGGCCGCACGTACTTGTTGTATAAACAAAGTTATAGGAGTAGTATTAATCTGATTTTGCATTTGACAGTACCTGTTTCATTTCTAATTCTGATTTAAAAGGACCTTTACTAGGGTAACGTTCAATAGTAATTGCTTTAGGGCAAAAACTCTTTACCCATCCTTTATCAAACTTGATCACATAGTAACCGGCACAGTATAGACTTTTACTAGCATTTGATTTAGTGAACAACGGTAATTTTCTTCGAACATCATACATAGCATTGTAGGGTCGGCAACTAGTTGGATATCCGTGACACTCATATGCATCTGATTGTGTAACTTTGACTTTAACATTATTTAAAAAGAAACCTTCCCCAAACTGTCTAGTAAGATCTTGTTTTTTATTAAACATGACTTCACCTTGTGTACTGCTTAGGATAAATTTATTATTTTCTTTTTTATGTAGGGTGGCAACTTTGGCACCATCTTTTTCAACAATCCAAAATTTACCATCTACGATTGGTTTCGCATATAACTCTGCCATGTCATTCCTCTATTTGAAATAGTTTTTCTGTTGGGTACTTTGCCTGGAAAGGCTCAGCATAACTTTGAATATTATCAGCAATCTTTTTCATGTCCCATGTATTGCAAAACTTGAGCATACGGATGCCAACTTGACTAACTTCTTTAGGTTTTGCATTAGCTTCGATAGTTTCTCTGATCTTAACTTTAATGTCGTCGGGTTGTGCTGTAAGATCACACAACTGTACATTGCGCTGATAATCTTCTAACACTCTGTGTTCGACGCCATTGTGGTCAACCCATCTCTGCAGCATGAGATTATTCCACGCATAGCCTTTGCTTTTACGATCTTCGAACGCTTCAGTAAGACCAACTTTGTTTTTAGAACCTTTAGTACGCACACCTGGATACGCCGAGAAGACATTATCACTGGTAT